GCACCAACTCAACGTCTATATCGGGGTCGTCTAAAAGTTCTTCTAGTAGCTCTATTTCTTCTGCTTCTAGTTCTTCTAGTTCTTCGACGGTTAAAATATCAGCCAAATCAGTTTCTTCAGTTTCTGTTTCAAGCTCGGTTTCTTCAAACACCTGCACTGGCTCTGGCTCTGGCTCATTGTTATTAGGTTCCATTTCTGGTTCCTGTTCGGGGTTTTCTTGTAACCATTCATTTAAATCAAACTCCTGTTCTGGTAGTTCTGGTAGCTCTTCAAAGTCGAAAATTATTAGTGGCGGCTCCGTTGTTGTTGTTGTTGTTGTTGTGCTGGTAGTAGGCGGCGGCGGTGGTGCCGTCGTCGTGGTCGTCGTGGTTGTCGTGGTTGTCGTGGTTGTGGTCGTGGTGGTGGTTGTGGGTGTCGTTACTTCTGCTATGCCGGCTATATCCATAGAGAACACGCCGAAGAAATCTTGATAAACGTTTAGGTTTAACGTGTAACTGCCAATATCTAAAGAAACAGCAATGTATGAATCCCAACAGAAGTTAGTTCCATCATTGTGGCTGGCGCTGTCATCGTCGCTAGCTATTACATTGTCACTGGCATCTAGTAGGTATAGGTAAGGGTCGGCGGCGCTGGCTTCGTTGCTGTGAGCGTCACAGGTCAAACTAGTAAACGTAGTAAAAGTAACGGTAGTAGCTTCTGTAAGGCTGAAACTAATGTTTACGCCGTCACTGTCTGTAACGTCGATAGAACAGTCTAAAACGTTGCCATCTTCAGTGCATGAAACAGTATTAGCGTACGCTGGTACAGGCGCAAACCAAGTAAAGACAAGAAAAGTTATTAACAGTAGCCGGCTTATGGTTTGAAACAGGCGTTTAAACTTCTTCACCATACATAGCGTCTAATTCGTGGTCTAGGTCTTTGCCTGTTATGAGGCTGCAAGAGTTATCGCCGGTGAATCGGGCCGCTACATACCCTTTAAGCATAGATAGAACGGCGGCACCGCCGGCCCCTAGAATTAGTTTCCATTGGTCAGCGCCCATGTCTACGATTTGGTCTACGGCGATCATGCCGCCTGTTGCTTGTAGAAACGTGCTTATGCAACGTTCTGCTAAGTCTTTGTAGTCGATCATTTGTTTAACGCCTTCCATGTATTTTTCCCACAAATGCCATCTGATTTTAGTTTGCGGCTTCGCTGAAATCTTTTTAATCCGGCAATAGTGAGCCGGCCCGCTACTCCGTCTATGCCTGATTTTTTCGGGTGCTTAGAAACCCTGAAACCTAAATCAGTAAGTTTCTTTTGCATGACCTTCACGTGTTCGCCCCTGCTGCCCCTGCGTACCGTAGGCATAGTTTTAGCTACTATCGCTGGTGCTGGTGGCGGTGGTGCTTTAGTTAGGGTTTTATCTTCTAACCCCTTCATCTTTGGTGCGGGGAACCATTGCCATTTATTGTTTAGATAACCGTAGGGTTGCATGTGCCAATTTTCGCTAGGCACCGTTTTTAATATGCCGTATTCGGCGGCTATAGCGTGAAAATCTGTCCAACTTAAACCGCTTAACCGAATATCTACAGCGTAGGCGTAACCATCTTCTTGTTCTAAATGCCAACTTCCCCTGAACTTACCGTTAGGGCCAAACCGTCGATCAGGGTTAGCGGCTAGGTTGCCGGTGCCTGCCTTATATTTTCTGTAAAGTTCTTTCTGTTGCTGGTAGGTGCGGCACCCTGAAACGATCTTAGCTCTGCCTTTAACCCTTGAATCATGCAGTAAAAGGTGTTCTAAACGTTCAATAAATTTAGGGTGAAGCTCTGTTAAACGCACCCATTTACTAGTTTTAGGTAGATCAGCCATCATTTAGCCTCTAATGCTTCTACTCTGTCTAAAAGTTCTTGAACTGTTTGTAACAACATAGGAACTAAAAGACTATATTTTACGCTCTTTGGGCCGTCATTATCTTTAACGAGTTTTGGTAAATGTTGCTCTACTTCTTGAGCGATTAAACCAATATGCCGTTCGCCTAATTCTTCTAATTCTTTAAACTCTTCTTTTTCTTCGTCCCACTGGTGGCTTAACTGGTAATTGACGACACGCAATTTTTTTAAATCTTCGGTGTGACTGTTTGCGTCTGCAATGTTTGTTTTTGCTCTTTCGTCTGAGATAGCGCCGTAAGAATTACTGCGGCTTTCAAAATCGCCATCGCCGCGAATAACGAACTGTAAAGTTTGTGAACCTCCGTTATCGCTATACCCTTTTTGCAACACCGCCGAAGCGCTCGAAGAAGAAACATAGACGCTACCGCCGTTGCTGGCGTCGTTAATTAAAAATCTTGCATCAGTTCCAGGATTTGTAGTACCGCCTATAGCGACATTTCCGGTAGGGCCTATTATCATTGCGTCATTTGTTATGCCGTCTGTATAAGCATTAGACGTCCCAAAATGAAGTTCTGAACCTCCTCCAGTATATTTCATACCAATGCGTGCGGCTGGGTCCGTACTATTCCCATCAAAATCAAGACAAGTAAAATCGTCCACCGCGCCATCGCTGTTATACAGCGTCACAATTCCTCTAGTGTCATCTGTGAAATCAGTTATGTCTTGATCGGCTTTAAATGTTGAAGCGCCAGTAGTGGTAATAGAAGTAATGTTTAAATCGTTTAAGTTTGCGGCGGTTAAAACTTCGCCAGATGAAAATGCCATATAATTATCCTACTTTGTTTGTGTCTAACACGCCTTGAATCGTGCTATCTAATATGAACGCGCCGTTAGTTACCCCGTCCACTGTGCCTAATTTTATTTTCCAATCTGTAGGCGTTGCTGTCAATGTTACACGATTAGCTAACACGTTTTTAGTATTTGACGTGCCGCCGGCCCCTGTCCATTTGATCTGTAAAGGCCGCCACATAATACTCCTGATGCTGTTACCTGTTGCATACATTAAATATTTAACGTATTCAAGCGCGCCGTCAGCACATTTACTTTCAATCATCGACCCTGTTATCTCTAAAGATGACGGCGTAAAATTAACTTCATTAAAACGGTTAGTGAACCATTGCGCGTAACTTAAACTGTCTGTGTCGCTGGTTAAAGGTAGCCCGCTAATAGAAACGCTTTTCGGTCCCCATGTAGTGGAGCCTGTGTCGTTGAACGAATACTGGGCGGTGCCGCTAGTGCGGTTTATTTCTGCTTGTGTGACAAATTCGTCGTCGTTAAATTCTAGTTTTAATCGCCTAAATGGTAGTTCTGTGGAACCTAAAGCGCCTGTAGTGCCGTTGAAAATTAGCGGGTAACTTAAAGGATCGGTAACGGTTAAATTGTCTCTAAGTATTAAGTAACCGTCGTATCTAACAGTTTTTTGACCGCCGCCGGAAGTAGACCATACCCAACTTGCTATAGGTGGTAGCAATGTTCCGCCGTCTGCAGCTATCAACGTATTAGACACATCACCTAAATAATCGCCCTTCGCTACTGTTTGCGACAGGCTAGCGGTAGTGCCGCCTAACGCCGACCAATTTGTAGCCCCTACATCGGCACCGTACAACGGTAAAAAAGGCCGCATATCTTCACTCAAATTATAGTAAACAGTATTCAAGTCGCCGGTTTCTGTAGCAGCGGCTTGAAACGTGAAACGGCTAAAAAACGTTCCCCAATCCACCGCCGTTAAAGTCACCGTAGATTTGTAACCATCGTCGAAGAAATTGAAATCGTTTATCGGGCCTGAAAAATACGGATTTTGAGAACTGCCGCCGGTCAAAATATCAGGCGGATCACTGGTACCCATACGACCTATAACGTGCAACGGTTCAGCGAACCAATCTTTACTAGCGTAAGTGCCGCCGCCTTCCGGCGTTAAAGCACCATCGCTGTTATCTAAAACAACTTGCGTAGTGGTTCGCCCGACTTTACCTAAATACGCTTGGTTATCGACTTTAAGGCTCATAACGCGGCTAGTGAAATCTATGGAATCAGCCGGCACATTATAGTTTGTTACCGAACTTGACCCGCTAGTGCCACCGTAGCCGCCGATGCGAATACCCCACCCGCTATAAATTGTCATAGCCTTCTAGTTCCCACTGTCGGGAACACTGCCGCGCCTCGTTGCCGTGTTTCACGCTGTATAGCTTCTATAACTTCTTCGCCTGAGACACCTTGCACGTTAATCGTTATATAGTTCGTGCCGCCTAAATGGTTGCCGTCTAAAGGTATGATCGCTTCGGGGCCGGCTTCGCCCGCCAAAATCGGAGTAGGGCCGGTAACTATCCCGCCTTCAGCCATAGGCACTAAACTGGTTACGCCTGTGGTGGTTAAAATGTTCATCATCTCTGAACCTTGCGAACCTGTCAGGCCTGTCATGCTTATACCTGTTTGTTCGAAAATTTCGTTTACTCTAATCGTTAAACCTATTTCAGACATATCAGCTAATAAATCTAATTCTTTGCGTAATTCTGCTAAATCATCTTCTGCTATATCTGCTGCGATAGCCGCTTCGATTATCGCGTCTTTCCATAGTTCAAATTGTTCGGCGGCTTCATCTACGGTGCCGTTATTGGCGAACACTTCAGCGATTAACGCACTGAATGCATCTTCCATGCTAAACATTTCGCCACGTGCCGCGATGATTTCATCACTGAACCCTTTTAACTCGCCGCCTGAAGCAATCAACGCATCTTTAAAACTTTGAATAGAAAGCCATAAACTATCTTGCGCTTTTTCCACGCTGTTTATAGGGTCGAAAGCGTTTTTGATACTAGCTACGAAGTCGTTAAACGCTTTTTCTTCTTCTTGTAATGCTTTAGCGGCTTCTTCGGCGGCTAGTTCTACTGCTTCTTGCGCTGCGGCTTGCCCTTCTAAACTTTCAGCAAAGTTGAAAGAGGCGTTGGCTCTTTTTTCTTCCGCTATTGTTTGGTGGTGCATTAGTGAAGTTACGGCTTTAACTTCTTCAACTTGTATTTCCATTAAACCGTTTAACTCATCTACGGCTTCGCTGTAGTTTCCGTTTTTTAAACCTGCGTCAATTATTGCTATTGCTTGGTCACCTAGCGCATCGGTCCACGTGTTTACTTCGTCTACGTTTTTCAGCAACGCTTTACTGTTTTCTTCTATAGTTTCTTCGTTGTCGTCAAATGCGTCGGCGGTTTCATCTAACGCTAAAGCGATTGCTTGGAATTCTAAGCCGGTTATTTCACCGGCTAGGTAAGCATCTACTAACGCTTGCGCTACTTCTTTAACAGGTTCATCAAGTTTGTTAAATTCTTTGGAGAAATCGGCGAGATTCATCAGTATGTCAAGAGTAGATTTTGAACTGGTAACGCCTGCCGCCCCGATAGCGTCGGCTAAATTTTCAAACCCGTCAGTACCTGTTGCTAACAATTCGCCTATTTTGCCGCTGTCAAAATCTAAATCATTAAATTCGCCTAATACATCTAATGCGATGAGCATTTCTGTCAGAACATCATCTCCGACAAACCCGTCTATTACTCCTTCAGCGCCTTCAGCGGCTCCCGTCAAATCACGATATTCGGCGTTTAATGCTTTCACCCTGTCCACTAATGTGGCGGCGGGATCGGCGGCCTCTATCATTGCTTCATTTAATTTTTCTTGCCTGTCTTTGGCTTCAGCGGCGGCTTCTGCGTTGTTTTTCCACCATAGAAACAGTGGTAACGCGATGGCGATAGCGGCGGCGGCGTAAAATCCTGCCATCGCGACTTTGGCGCGTGTAACTTCAATACTTAAAGATTTAAACGCTAACGATATTTTGCCGGCCACGATAAGCAACGGCCCAGCAACGGCCGTAATTCCGGCAATAACTAAAACAGTGTTTTGCATAAACGGTGTAAGGTTCGAAAACCTGTCCGCTAAATCTTTAATCCACCCCGCTAACGCTTGAATAGCCGGTATCACTACAGGTATGAGCGCTTCGCCTACTTCCTGAAACGATAACTTAATGTCAGTCATCGCTTGATTTAATTTAAATTCTGCCGTGTCTGCGGTTATTCCAAACGCTTCATCTAGCGTGCCTGTAACGTCGGCCATGTTGCTGAAAATGTCGGCGGTGGTTTCTGCCCCGCTTCCCATCAAATCCATTACACCAACTAAGGCGCGAACATTTCCGAACACGGCGGCGGCCGCTTCGCTGTTGCCGTCAAATTCGTCAGCCAACGTTTGCAGCGTTGAAAGTAAACCTTTTTCACGCATCTGGGTTCTTAGCTCTGCGGCGCTCAACCCCATGTCTGCAAGCGCTTTATCTGCTTGAACTGATGGTTTAAGCAACGTAACCATGATGGCGCGTATTTGTGTAGCGGCTTCGGCGGCGTTCGTGCCTGTCCGTGACATAGCAGCAAACGCGGCACCTACTTCGTTAAAGTTTACGCCCATCGCAGAAGCGACAGGTAAAACGCTTCCCATGCTGGCCGCTAATTCTGAAGCGTCTAATTTACCTTCTCTTACGGCGGCGGTTAAAACGTCGGTAGCGTCGGTGGCGCTCAAATTTTCTGCACCGTACGCGTTTAACGCTGAAGTTGCTAAGTCTGCTATTACTGCTGTTTCACCTAAACCAACGGCGGCGGCTTTAGCTGATGCTTCAAGCACTTCAGTAGCTTCAGCGCCGCGTAAACCTGCTGACGTAACGAAAAACATAGCGTCGGCTAGTTCTTGCGGCGCTCTCGCTGTTTCCCCTGCTAAACCTTTAACATCTTCAGCGAATCCGGCTACCGCTTCAGCAGATAACCCAACTAACGACTGAATTTTCGTCATAGACGACTCGAAACCGATAGCAGATTTGAGAGCAGCAGCCCCTGCCGCCACCATCGGCAACGTTAAGTTAGTGCTTAAAGATTTACCGGCGCTAGTGGCTTTTTTACCAAACGCGCCTAACGATCTTTCTGCTTTAGATAGCTCGCGTTTAAATTTTTTCGCGTCGCCGGTGATCGCCACATTGACGTTAGTGTTTTTTTTCACCATTACAGTAGACCGCGTTCCCTTAGTATTTGTTCGACTTCTATTTCATAAAAATCTAGTATTTCTTTTCTTTTCGCTTCTAACGCTTCAGTGATAAAATAGGTGCCTTCTATGTTGCGTTGCGGCCACCCCCAATGATTGACCATAGCGTACGGTAGGCGTTTACTGCCGGCGGTTACCCGCGCTTTACTGGCGGCACCCCAAGACTTAATAGAAGCCCTTAAACGCCCTGTTTTAACAGGTACCCGCCATCTTGCTTCTTCAGCGACCATTTCAGCAATCGCTTTATTCATTTCTTTCAGGTCGTCAGTGTCGTCAGCAACTTCTTTTAACGCCCGCCGTAATTCAACGCCGCCGAATACGGTAACCGCTGTATTGTATCTGTTCGGGTTTTTAGCCATTTTAACGTTTCTTGCTTCTTCTGTTCTGTTCCTTGACTCTTTCGTTGTGCGCTAAAGTTAGCGCATTTATTAAATCAGGTGTGAACTTTAGAAGATCGTTTAACGGCTGGCCTGTAAGTAGCGCCAACTGTGCGATTTGAAACGTTAAGCTTTCCCGACTAAAGGGCGGCTATCTTCAGGTTCTCCCAATTTTAGATCGACAATAGTGTCTATGAATTCGTTAAAGGGTTTAACCGCGCGGTTTTCGTGGCGGGATTGCTCCCACGCTAACCAGCATAAATGCTCCATAGATATATTGGTGCCTAGTTGCGTAACCGGCACGTTAAAATGCCGTTCAAACTTTACATAGGTGCCAACCGTTGGTTTCACACTCCATGAATCGTTATCTGTTGTTACCGTGATTGTTAAATCTATCATTTTGTAGCCTTTCTGTAGCTCTATGATGTGGCGGTTGTTACTGCCCCTGAGAAGTTCCAATTAGTATCGAATACTGAAAGACTCCCGACGTCGCCAGAGATAAACGGCAATTCGCTTACAAGTGCTGAAACGCTTTTGCTAGGGTTCGTTGCCGCTACTGCTGCGCTGGTTGGTTTCACCACGACAGTGGTGGTGGTGCCTAACAGTGGGTTTAGCGTGGCGTAAACTTCGCTTGATGCGTAGTCTTGGTGCCATGAAATACGGACACTGCCGTCTTTCAATCCACCTATGCGGGTGACGTTAGCGTCACCCATAGCGGTCGTTTCAATCTCGCTAGCGTTTTCGATGAAATCGACTGACGTGATGTGGTCGGTTAGGTCTACAGAATTAACTGTGACGGTTACCGTTTCATTCATAAAAATAGCCATGTTCTAATTCTCCTTCTGAATTGGTTTGGCTTGTTTGTTTTCTTCTAAATGACCGGCTTCTATTAACGCTTCAACATTAACATCGGCCATGTCATCGCTTTCGGTATCAACCATGCCGTTGGGTTTAACCCCTGCGACAGTATGCGACCCGATAACTTTTAACTTCATCTCGCGTAGACCTCCAAGTCTAGTTGTACAGATAAATATACACTATCGGCGAACGTAATAGGGCCATAGTTAATAGCTTGCGTAACCTGCAACGTTTCACACTCCCCATTCAACGTAGGGTCTGCCTCTAACGCGGTAGGTACCGTTACCAGATAGTCGTTCAAAATTTCTTGACTGCTCGAAGATTCGAAACGTTGCGCCGCTATCAAAATGCTAAACCGTAACGTTTTTAACCCTGCCGCCACTGTACCCATCGCATCATGATAAGAAATCAGGTTAGATGCTGGCACCACTATCGCTGACGGCACTGTTAAAAAATCTGGCACCGTGTCATAAACCGAAACAAACGATTGCGGGCTACTCACCGCCTCTAAACGTGTTTTAATTTCAGCGCGTATTTCGTCGTAATCCATTACGCCGCCGCCGGTAGCTTCAAACCTCGCAGAAGCGCGATCACTTCAGGATCGGTGCGGCTAATGCGGACAAAGCCGACATCGACAGACCCTGCCTGAAATCCTAACGGTGAGCTTTTACGCTGATACAAGCGGGCGGCTATAACTAGCGCGCACTGTTTAACCTGATCAGGTATAGCCATACCGTAACCGTAAAACGCTGTTACCTGCACTGTAGGGCGTCCGTAACGATCTCTAGGCCATGCACTACCATCAACACGTTTAATAACCCTGTAAGGGGCTGTATTGCCGTCTAAAACATAGTCTGTGGTTACCGTTAAATTCATGTCATACGTGCCATCTAACGAAGTGTCTGTTTTAACGATCAAACCGGTGGTTTGCGCTATGTCATTAACGTAAACCGTGTAATCGTCAAACGGGATATA